TCATCCAATAATCTCCATACGCGCTGTATTGGCGCCGGTGCGCCCTTCCAGCGGTTCGTTGTGTAGTGCGTGGAAAAGCGCCCACGCTAGATCCGCGTGGCCGGTCTCATCTGTGCGGCCGGCGACAAAGGTCATCTGCCGCCCGCTGGGGGTCATCGTCTTGCGGATCGCCATGAGGCTGGCGGCCAGATCGGTCCAGCCGGCATCAAACTGCAGGCGAGCGTTGCGGATCACGTCCATGGCTTTCATCACCAGGCGCACCTTGACCTCGGGCGAATAGCTGAACGTGGTCAGCCCTGGGAAGAACTGGCGCACCAGCTGAGCAACGCCGGTGCCCATGCCCGTGGTATCAAGCCCGATATAGGTCACCCGGTAGCGCTGGGTAACCTTGCGGATGAACTCGGCCTGCGCCTGAAAATCCATACCTTTGAACTGGTGTCGCTCCAGCACCCGTAAGTGCCCGCCCGCAACCAGCGGCGGCATAACCACAGTCAACCCCGCGCTGTCGCCGCTCTCCGATGGGTCGTACCCCACCCAGACGGGCCGCTCACCCACTGGCCGTGGCGCAAACGGCTTATAGTCGTCCCACACTTCCCAGGTATCGACCATGCAGGGCTGCAGCAGCTTGAGCGGGAATATCGAGTCGCCGTCATCGATGAACAGACACATCAGCAGGTTGGCAAAAGCGTCGGCGTCGTATTCCTCGCGCAGCTCTTCGAGGTCAAACAGGTCACACCCGCGCGCCTCAGCATCCAGAATCGTGACGATCTGCCGCCACACGCGGTCTTCACACAGCCGCCCTTGCGCCAGGGCGTCGTGGCTCACATCGATGCGCACCCGCTTGTCAGCCGGCAGCCGCTTGTTGCGCTGTTCACCGGTCCAGATCGGGTAGGCCTCATGGGCCATGGTGGATGGGGTGCTGAAATAGGTTTTGCGCCACTTCTTGTGCAGCGCCATACCCGACGCCACCTTGTTGATCTGCTGGAAGCCGTGCACCCAGAAGAACTCATCGAAGTAGAAGTTGCCGCTGCGCCCCTGAGCCGTCCGGTAGTTGGTACCCAGAAAGTGCAGCTCCGCCCCGTTCCACAGGACGATGGGGTCACCTGTCAGCTTGACGCCCACCACGTCATTGAGAAACGCCTGCATGTACGTTTTGAACTGGTGCGCCTGGGCCTTGCTGGCTGACAGGAAAATCTGGTTGCGGCCGGTGGTGATGGCATCGATCAGCGCTTCCCGGGCGAAATAGTACGTAGCACCGATCTGCCGAGACTTGAGAATCATCCGGGTGCGCATATTGCCCGCGCGGTACCAGTCCAGCTGGTAGTCGAAGCACCCTTCGCGGAAGGCATCGACCAGCTGCTCAATCTGCTCTTCGCTCAGCTCGTTGCGCGTTGGCGCCTTCTTCGGCCCTGCGTTGCGTGCCGCGATGTTCGGGTTTAGATCGGTCTCGGTACCGCCGCCCTGATAACGCTGGATCCGCGCCTGGCGCTCAAGCTGGCGGTGCAGCAGGTCTATCTCTTTGAAGTCACCGCCGGTCTTCGGGTCTTTCAGAATCAGCTGGACCAAACGGGCTTCCAATGCACCGCCCACCCGCTCTACAGTATCGGCGCGGTCCCAGGCGTCGCGGTCCTTCCAGCTGTGGATGGTCTTGGCGTTTTCGTTCAGGTAGTCGGCGATATCGCACACGCGCCAACCCGTCCAGTACAGGAAGCGAGCGTGCCGGCGGTTGTCGATCTGGGGCTGTGCGATAGCGTTCATGCAGCAGATGCTGACGCCCGCGCGCGTACTGCGCTCACCCGCCACGGTGTAGCGTCCCCCGCCCCACCTGTGCTGCGTTGCTGGCAGCGCGCCCACTGCCGACCATGCCCTCAACACCTATCTGGTTTCAGGATTGAGGACGCAAGGCATGGCAACCAAATCTCGCTCGAAGTTCTTCCGCGTCGCCGTTGAAGGCGGTACCACCGACGGCCGTAAGATCGAGCGCCAGTGGCTCGAAGATGCCGCCGCCAACTACAACACCAACACCTACAGTGCGCGTGTCTGGATGGAGCACTTTCGCAGCATCACTGCCGACGGTCCCTTCCGCGCCTACGGCGACGTAGTAGCCCTCAAGACTGAAGAGGTCGAGGTTGCCGGTCAGAAGCGTCTGGCGCTGTTCGCGCAGATCGAGCCCACTGACGAGCTGATCGCCATCAACAAAAAGCGTCAGAAGCTGTTCACCAGCATCGAGATCAACCCGCGCTTCTCCGATACCGGCAAGGCGTATATGGAAGGCCTGGCAGTCACCGACAGCCCCGCCAGCCTGGGTACCGAAATGCTGACCTTCTCCGCTCAGAACCCTGACGCTAACCCGCTGGCCGGTCGCAAGCAGCACAAGGACAACCTGTTTACCGAGGCGCTGGAAGTCGAGCTCGACTTCGAAGACGTAACCCCCGCCGAGCCGAGCAAAGCCGAAGGCATCTTCGCCCGTGTGCGAGAAGCTCTCGGCAAGCAAAAGGACAAAGAGGGCAAGGACGCCACCCTTTTCAACGAGCTGGGGCAAAGCGTCGAAGAGATCGCCCAGCACTTGGCGAACCAGGACAAACAGGTAACCCAGCTCAAGGCTGAGCTGGATACGTTGCGCACCGACTTCAAGAGTGCATCCGAGCAACTCAAGAAGCTCGAAAACGAACCCGATCAGGACTACACCCAGCGCCCGCCGGCGACTGGTGGAGAGGGCCAGATCCTGGCCACTTACTGACCCTGACCCAACGCTGACATTGCCAGACCAACCCTGACGCACGGACGGAGCACCTCATGCGCAACCAAACCCGAATTGCCTTCAACGCCTACTGCGGCCAGATTGCCAAGCTCAACCGCGTGGCAGAGGCAGTGCAGAAGTTCAACGTAGAGCCCACCATCCAGCAATCGCTGGAAACCGGGATTCAGGAATCCACCGACATGCTCGGCCGGATCAACATCCTCGGCGTTACCGAGCAATCGGGCGAAGCGTTGCTGCTGGGTGTGAACGGCCCCATTGCCAGCCGCACCAACACCGCTGGCGGTACCCGCCGCAATCCCAAGGATCGCAGCGCGCTGACCAAAGACACCTACAACTGTAAGAAGACCGACTATGACTCGGCCTTCCCCTACCAGTTGCTGGATCAATGGGCCAAGTTCAAAGACTTCCAGGCACGCCTGAGCAGCGCTATCGCCAAGCGCCAAGGGCTGGACCGCATCATGGTCGGCTTCAACGGCACCAGCGCAGCGGTCACCACCGACATCGACGCCAACCCGCTGGGGCAGGACATCAACATCGGCTGGCTGCAGAAAGTTCGTGACGGCGCCCCTGATCGCGTGATGGATGAAGTAGTCGAGGCTTCTGGCGAAGTCACTATTGGTGCCACTGGCGATTTCAAGTCGCTGGACGCTCTGGTGTTCGACGCCAAACAAATGCTGGACCCATGGCACCGTAACCACCCAGACCTGGTGGTTATGGTCTCGCGCAACCTGCTGCACGGCAAACTGCTGAAAGCCGTTGAGCGTGGCGCCGAGTCCAACGAAGAAGAGTTGGCCGCTGACGAGATTGTCAGCAAAGCACGCCTGGGTGGTCTGCCCCCGTATGACGCGCCCTACTTCCCGGATAACACCGTGCTGGTCACCACCCTGAGCAACCTGTCGATCTACTGGCAGGAAGGCGCGCGCCGCCGGCACATCAAAGATGAACCAGAGTACGACCGCGTTGCGGACTATCAGTCCTCCAACGACGCCTACGTCATCGAAGACTTCGGCCTGGTCGCTCTGGTCGAGAACATCACCGAGGTATAACCATGCCGCTGTCACCCGCCCAACGGTCACAGCAACGCAAGCGCGCCGCACTCGCGGCCGCTGCGACTGGCCCGAACCAAACCATGGAAGGCGCCACCGCCTACGAGCTCCAACTCGCCCAGCTGCACCAGCACCGGCAGCAGCTCAAGAAGGTGCAGAGCCAAGAGCAGAAAGCCGAGCTCAAGCGCCGCATTCTGCCTGACTACGCCCCCTACATTGAGGGCGTAGTCAGCGCCGGCAAAGGTGCCCAGGACGAAGTGCTCACCACTGTCATGCTCTGGCACTTTGACGCCGGTGATTACGCCGCCGGCATGCGCATCGGTGAATACGTGCTCGAGCACAACCTCACCATGCCCGACCGCTTCAACCGTAGCGCCGCCTGCCTGATCGCAGAAGAGCCCGCAGAGCTGGCCCTGCGCGCCATCAAGGCTGGCCACAGCTTCCCGGTTGCGCCGCTGCTCGACGCCCTGCGCATTACCCAAGGGCACGACATGCCCGACCAGGCGCGAGCCAAGCTGCACCTTGCCATCGGCAGCGCACAGGCCCACGGCATCGAAGGCGACAAGCTCACCGAAGACCAGGCAGAGCTGCTGGAAAGCGCAAGCGAACACCTCACCCGCGCCATCGAACTGCACGACAAGTGCGGTGGCAAAAAAACACTGGAAGGCGTCACCCGTCTCCTGAAAAAACACGCCGGCAGCAACGGCTAACAGAGCGTCTCCCCACGCACCGGCGGCTCGGGGCTGATCAGCGGTTTGTTCCTTTCCTGCTGTGACGCCCCGACCACCGCCGACTATAAGGGCAGCCCCATGAGCGGATTCATCGGCCAAGCGGCCACCCAACCTTTCGTCCTCAGCAACGACCCTTTCTTCCCTGAGATCGACGCCACGGACCTGCGCGCCTCCGTTCGTCTGTCTGGCGACGTATCAGACAAGCGCCTCGAAACCGCAATCGTCGATGCCATGCTCACCACCAACCGCGAGCTCAAAGACAAAAAGGCCGAGTGGCTAGCCGCTGGCCACACCGCCCTGGCACAAGTTGACCCTGCAACCATCGCCAACCGCAACGCCCTTGAGCAGCTGTACACCCGCGCCGTGCGCGCCCTGGTCGCCGCCGAGTTTGCAGAGCGGTACCGCGGCTATGACGCCACTGCCAGCGGTGTGCGAGAAGACGCCGAGCAGCAGCCCACCGCCGACGACTACCGCCGCGACTATCGCCACGCCCTGCGCGACCTGCTCGGCACCCGCCACGCCACCATTGAGCTCATCTGATGGCCACCGCCCGCGCCCAGCAAGGCGACACCCTGGACGCCATCGCATGGCGGCAGTTTGGCCGCACCGCCGGCGTGGTCGAGCAGCTGCTGCAACTAAACCCGGGCCTGGCCGACCAAGGCCCCATCATCGCCACCGGCACGCTCATTCAGCTGCCAGAGCAGCCCGCTGCCACCCAAACCCAAACGCTCAACCTCTGGGACTGAAAGGACGCATCATGGCCGACCCCACCAGCAGTACCGTCATCGTCACCGCCGCCGCCGGCGTCGGCCTGTCCGCCATCGCCCCCCAGCTGGACGGCAACGCCCTGTTTGGTGCCATCATCGGCGCCGCACTCATCGCCGTGAACCAACGAGACCTCAAAGCCTGGCAGCGCATTGTTGGTTTGCTCATTTCCATCGGCGCCGGGTACGTCAGCGCCGCCGAAATCGTCACCCAAACCCCCATCACCCGCACCGCGCCCGCTGCGTTCCTCGGCGCCGTGCTGGTTGTGCCCGTGGCACTCAAGGCACTTGAGGTGATCGAGAAAACCGACTTTGCCAGCCTGGTGCCCGGCTGGCTCAAAAGGGGCAAGGGAGAATGACCATGCTCAGCACCCTGTTCGCCACCCTGGTAGCCGCCACCCACATCATCACCGCACTGCGCCTGGTGTGTTACCGCCGGCGCGGCGCGCGGATCCGCCGGGGTATCTCACTGCTGGCCGCGCTGCTGATCGGCACCCTGCTGTGCAATGCGGTGGACATCGTCATCTACCGCCAGCCGGTCACTCTCTGGCAGGGCTCGCTGGCCATTCTGTTGCTGATTCTGGTGTATCGCTCACGCGGCAACCTAGCCGCCCTGCTGAGGCCCACCCCATGACCGTACTCAAACACGGCAGCACCGGTAGCGCCGTCCTGCAGCTGCAGCACAAGCTCAATGCTGCCGGTGCAAAGCTATATCCTGATGGGCAGTACGGCCCCCTGACCGAACAGGCCGTGCGGGCATATCAGCTACGCGCCGGCCTGGTCGCCGATGGCATTGCCGGCCCCAGCACATTGCGCGCCCTGGGCGGTGGTGACTGCTGCCGGCTGCTGCAAAACAACGCCGTACTGGCGGCCGCCACGCGGCTGGGTGCGGATGTTGCGGCCATCTACGCCGTGACCGAAGTAGAAAGCCGAGGTGAGGGGTTTCTCAGCAACGGCAAGCCCAAGATTCTGTTTGAGCGGCACGTCATGCACCAGCGGCTCAGCCTGCAGCGCCACGAAAGCGACGACGCTGCCGCCCTCAAGGCCCACGCCGATGAGCTGGCCACCCTCTACCCCAACCTGGTCAACCCGCGTGCAGGCGGCTACGCCGGCGGTACCGCAGAACACCAGCGCCTGGCACAGGCCTGCATGATCGATGCGCTGTGCGCGCCAGAGTCCGCCAGCTGGGGTGCCTTCCAGATCATGGGCTACCACGCCGAGCGCCTTGGCTACGCCAGCATTGACGACTTCACCCAACGCATGGCCAAGGATGAAAACGAGCACTTTGAAGCCTTCATTCGCTTCATTGAGGCAGACCCGGCCCTGCACAAAGCACTCAAAGCCAAACGCTGGACCGAGTTCGCCCGCCGCTACAACGGCCCCGCCTACGCCCGCAACCTGTACGACGTAAAGCTGGCCCGCGCCTATCAGCGTTACCAGGAACAAACCGCAGAGGTGCCCGCATGACCGAAGCTCAGCTGGACGCAATCCGCAAACTGAAGGTCGAAGATGGCGATGTCCTGATGCTCCCCCAAGACGTAAGCCCTTCCGACATCAACAAATTCATGGACACCCTGCGAGAGCTAGCCACGCCGCCAGAGCGTGTAATGGTGATTGTTGGGCCGCTCGACAAGCTGTCCGAGGCAGACATGAACGCCGCCGGCTGGTACCGCAAATGACCACCCTGCGCCAAAGCCTCTACGGTCTCGCCCTGCTCGCGGCGCTGGCCGGCCTGCTGTACATGCAGCACCAGCGCGTGCAGATCGCCCAGGGCGCCACCAAACTCGCAAGCGAGCGCGCCCAGACGGCAGAGCAGCAAAGCGCCGCCCGCCAGCAAACCATCACCGCCCTCAACAGCGCGCTGGCCAGCGAACGCAGCGCCCAGCAACAGCTGCAGCAAGAGCAAGCCAGCATCCGGCAGGAGCTGCGCACCAGCCAACAACAGATCGAGGCACTAACCCGTGAAAACGAAGAGCTACGCAAGTGGGCTGGCACTGAGCTACCTGATACTGCTCGCCGCCTGCGCACCCGTCCCGCCATTACCGGCGCCGCAGACTATCGCGCTTGGCTGTCCCGCCGTAACGCCCTGCACCCTGTCACCAACCGAGCCCCAGACCAACGGCCACCTGCTGACTGACGCAGACGTAACAGAGGCCGATTGGGCCGAGTGCGCCGCCAAGGTCGATATGGTTTACCAGCACCAGGAGCAACAGCGTGTACAAGCCCAGCAGCCTCAAGCAGCACCTGATCAGCAGCGTTAAAGAGCTGCAGCGCAGCCCAGACAAGGTGCTGGTGTTCATGGATGAGGGCAACGTGGTCTGCTCCAGCGCCCCTGGCCTCTCCTTTGAGTACCGCTACACCCTCAAACTGATCATCACCGACTTTGCCGGCCAACCCGACAGCGTGTTCATCCCCCTGCTGGCCTGGGTGGGCGAGCACCAGCGCGAGCTGCTGGACAACTATGAGCAGCGCCAGGACGCCATTGCGTTCAATGCCGAGGTGCTCGCTAATGACCTGGTAGACATCGAGATCAGCCTGCCACTGACCGAGCGGGTGATCGTCAAGCGCCAAGATGACGGCTCGCTCATCATGACTCACCCTCCAGAACCACAGGTTGAGCCGTTCCTGCCGGCAGGCCCATACAGGCTGATGACAGAAAGCGGATACCTACTCGCCGAATGGCAGAGCCGCCCGCCATTCGAATCTTACGGCAGCACCGTAGATGACTGACAGCCTGCACGCCCTGGAAGACTGGGCCGGCGCCCTGCTCAATCGGCTTGAGCCCAAGGCGCGCCGCCAGCTCTGCCAGAGCATCGCCCGCGATCTGCGCCGCCGCCAGCAGCAACGCATCAGAGCGCAACGCAACCCGGATGGCACACCCTACGCACCACGCAAAAAGCAGCTGCGCAGCAAGTCCGGCCGTATCCGCCAGCGCAAGATGTTTACCCGCCTCAGCCAAGCCAAGCACCTCAAGGCCAACGCCACCGCCAACGGACTCAGCACCGGCTTTGTTGGCCGCACCGCCTGGATTGCCCGCGTGCACCAGCGCGGCCTGCGTGACACTGCCATCAAGGGCGGCCCAGAGATCGACTACGCCCAGCGCGTGCTGCTCGGCCTAACCGCCGATGACCTGGACATGATTCGCACCCGCCTGCTCAACCACCTGACGTAACCCCGTCACGCGCCCCCCGCTCAGACACCCAGCCCGTGCGCCGCGCGCGCGGGTGGGCAATTCTGGCCCGCATGAACCCCATCGCCGAACTGCACCGCCGTCTCGATAACCTGCTGCGCCCGGGCACCATCTACGCCGTGGACGCATCGCAGGCCCGCTGCCGCGTCAAATCCGGCGAGCTGCTGACCGACTGGCTGCCGTATTTTGTGCACCGCGCAGGCTCGCGCCGCGATGTCGACCACCCAACCGCCGGAGAACAGTGCCTGGTGCTCAGCCCGAGCGGCGTGATTGCTGCAGGCCTGGTATTGGTCGGCATCAACTCTGATCAGTACCCCGCGCCACACAGCAACCCGGCCCTACACAGCAGCCACTTTGCTGACGGCGCCTGGTTTGGCTACGACGAAGCCACCCACCGCTTGCGCTTTGTGAATGGCCCTACCGAGATCAGCGCAGACCGCACCGCCATCAGCCTGGTCAGCAACGGCAGCTCCATCGTCATCAACGAGTCGGGCATTTTCTTCAACGGCCTGCAGGTCGCCCATGGCGGCGTCAATATCGGCAACACACATAAACACCCCATCACCGGCGGCAGCTCAGCGCCTGGCCCAACAGGCGGCCCGCAATGAACGGCATGAGCACCACCGGCAAACCCATCAGTGGTCTGGAGCACCTACGCCAGTCCATCGCCGACATCATCACCACCCCCATCGGCACCCGCGTCATGCGCCGCGACTACGGCAGCCTGGTGCCCTCGCTGATCGACGCCCCGCAAAACAATGCCACCACCGTGCGCCTGTACAGCGCCATCACCAGCGCGCTGATGCGCTGGGAGCCGCGTGTGCGCCTCAGCCGGGTGGCTATCACCCACACCGACGCCGGCGCCGCCGTGCTGGACCTGGAAGGCGAGAACACCGAAACCGGCAACGCAGTCAGTCTGCAAGTGCCGCTGCAACTGGGGGCCGCATGAGCGCGTTTACAGGGGTTGATCTATCGCAGCTGCCGCCGCCAAATGTCGTCGAGCCGCTGGACTTTGAGGTCATTTTTGCCCGCAAGCTCGCCCGCCTGGTCGAGCTGGATCCAACCTTCAACGCTCTGGTTGAGTCAGACCCCGCCTACAAGGTGTTGCAGGTCTCCGCCTACGATGAGCTGATGCTGCGCCAGCGCATCAACGAGGCGGCCAAGGCCGTCATGCTGGCTTATGCAGGCGGCACAGACCTGGACCAGCTGGCCGGCAACTTCCAGCTGGAGCGGCTGGTGGTCACCCCAGCAGACCCGACGGCCATTCCGCCTGTACCCGCCGTCTACGAGTCAGACACATCGCTACGCCGCCGCGTACAACTCAGCTTTGAAGGGTTCACCACGGCAGGCTCACAGGGCAGCTACATTTTTGCCGCGCTCAACTCCAGCGGGCTGGTGCTGGATGCGAATGCATTCAGCCCTGAACCGGGGCTGGTCTCGGTCTACGTGCTCAGTCGGGAGGCCAACGGCACCGCCAGCGAGCAGCTGCTCGACGTTGTTAACGCAGCAGTGAACGCCGAAGAAGTGCGCCCGATGACGGACCAGGTCAGCGTGCTGTCTGCTGCCGTCACCGACTACCAGATCGAGGCCGTGCTAACTGTGTTCCCCGGCCCCGATGCTGAGCTGATTCGTCAGGCCGCCGTGCAGGCCGCCCAGGCTTATGCCACATCAGTGCACCGCCTGGCCTACGATGTCACCTACTCCGGCCTGATGGCCGCACTGCACCAAAACGGCGTGCAATCTGTCGAGCTCATCAGCCCCGCCGCGTCCATCATCAACGGTGAGGGGGAGGCCTCTTACTGCACCGGCATCAACGTCACCGTGGCGAGCCTGCCCGATGTCTAACCTGTCGCTGCTGCCGCCCAACAGCACCCTGCAGGAACGCAGCCTGGAAGAAGTCAGCGCCCGCCTGGAGCACTTGCCGCTGATCATTCGTGACCTCTGGAGCGCAGACACCTGCCCGGATGACCTGCTGCCCTGGCTGGCCAAGGCCGTATCGGTAGACGTATGGAGCCCGACGTGGACCCCAGACCAGAAGCGCGGTGCAATCCGTAACTCACTGGCTGTGCATCGCAAAAAAGGCACCATCGGTGCTGTGCTGGATGCCCTGGGCGGGCTGGGTTTTGTCGCCCGCGTGCAAGAGTGGTTTAACCAGATCCCGCAGGCCGAGCGGTACACCTATCGCCTGATTCTGGAGGCCGACCAAACCGGCTACAGCCTGGCCGACATCGAGCTGTTGCTCGAAGTGGTCGCCAACGCCAAAAACCTGCGCTCACACCTCACTGAAGTGCAGCCCATCGTGCAATCGCGCGTTGAGGTTTTCACCGTGTCGGCCATCGGCATGGGCAACGAGATCACTATCAGCCACGGCGATGAGCAAAGCGCCGGCATTATCCCTGGCTTCCTCGCGGCCGAGGCCCAGCTCGACACCATCACCAACACCGATTTGCCGCAGAGCATAGGAGCATAACCATGGCCGATCTGCCCCTGGATCAAGCGGTCGCCCGCTTCCAAGAGAATGAAGAGCGCATCGACAAGTTTGTTAATGCGCCCAATGGGGAAGATGAGTATGAGACATCTGAAGGGCAGAGAGTACCCGTTCTGCCAAAGTTGCTACCCGCCGTCACGGTGCAAGCAGATCGAGCTGCAAACGAAGCAAATAGGGCTACAGCAGCAGTTGAGACAGCAATGCTAGATGCCCTGATTGCCGCAAATACTGCGCAAGGCTTGGCGCTAACAGACCCAGAGGGTGCCGATGGAAAGCCTGTGTATTTCCGAATTTTTTCACCGGAGGATGAAGAGTCATTCGTCTACTACCGCCACGATGTCGGCGGCATCGCAACAGAGATGAAGCGCCTCTCCAGTGAATCCAAAGTACAGGCCATCGCTGAAACACTCGAAGTAACATCAGCTGAAAGCAAAAGCGCAAAAAAAATCACGGATTATCAGTTGGGCAACGATCCTGACGCGACAACTGCAGTCGTAGACGAAGGATTCAACGCCAGCTGGCTCATCGACAAAAATGGCGCGTTTGTTTCCAAAAGCGCCCCTTATTTTCAATCTTGGGATTTAGTCAGCGACACGACCTGGGGAATATCTGACCGCATGGGCTTCTCCCCGATCAGCACGGGGCCTGCGGCGGATGGATTCCCAATCCGCAACCCTTGGCTAGCTACCGAACTGAATCGTCGACTTGGCGCTGCTCCCCTCATAGCTTTCGATGGAGACAGCAGAATTGACCAAGGAGTTGACACATACCGCACAAACACAATGGGGATACCGTACTGGCTCTCTTTCCTGAGCGGAGGCCGTTTCGATGTTCGCAACGAGCTCAACTTCGGCATAGGGGGGCAGACATCAACGCAAATCCTAGCGCGGGTGGACAGCACTATCGCTGCGTGCCGTGCCGCCGGCTGCACAAAGTTGATCGCGCTTTTTTCGCTCAACGACCGTGGGAGCATTTCCGGGTCAGCTGGCAGTCCGGCTGCTCTAACTATCACGAACCTGGAGGCCTACCAGTCAGCAATATTGCGGGCCGGAATCGATCTAATTTGGGTTGCTGAAATCCCATGCGGTAACCCTGAATGGCAAGCAGCAAACCCGGGCGAGCCTAACTATGGATTGCAACCGTCGGCAACACTCAATCACCTCGCCGTCCGGCGTTGGCAGCTTGCTCAGCCTTTCATTCACCCGCGCGTTTCGGTTGCTGATCCCTTTCCCAAGTTAGTCGATACAACTGCCGGGGCGATCAACGGAAAACCGGGGGTCTTGAAAGATGCCAAGCACGAGAGCGCTGTCGGCGCTTACATCATGGCGAAAGCATTGATTCCTATTATTGAGCAGCGCTTGCCCCCGCTCTCGCGTGTCACGTCCCATGCCGCAGACGTTTACAGCGTAGAGAATCCTGGCGGTTCACTGTTGGGAAATAAAACGATGCTGTGGGGCGCCGGAGGAACTTTCAGCGGCGCAGGGTCGCACACGGGCACAGTCCCCGACGGCTGGGACGCCAATATTGCAGCGGGGCTCAACGTCGCATTTACAAGCGTTATCGATGACAGCGGTGCCCCTTGGCTGCAGGCGAGCGTGACAGGTATATCGGCTGCGCCGCAGTGGCTGACGCTGAGCGCACCTGCAACGACTGTGATCCCAATAGTTACGGGCGTTGAGTTTATCGGTGTCTGCGAAAGCGAAGTTGATGCCGGCCATTCCGGGCTGATCGCGAACATGCTTCGGCCCATCTTAACAATGTCTGATGGATCTACGCCGCACTGCGCCGCAGGAGCACAAGCGTTCCTCGCATCCGACATCAACAAGCACTTGCCGGATGAGAACCTTTCCGGCGTCGCCGTCACACCGCCGCGAATTGTTCCGGATGGTGTGGTTTCTTCAGCAGTGCTGCAGATGCAACTTGTAGGCGACACGGGCAGCCCAGCCTTAGCTGTGGTGCGTTGGCGTTTGCCTTCATTGAACGTACTTACCTGAGAGAGCACATCATGATTCAAATAATTCAAGGCGCCGATTACAGCGGAAGCGGTCTCGAAAACATCATCAGCCCATTACCCAGGCTTGGCGGAGCCCTTTTTGCAATCTATCTCCCCGGCGCGGGTTGGAATGGCGAAGAACGTGTAGCGCATGATTACAGTGGCCAAAGAGGCGATCTGTTACTGAACCAAGCTCCTATTAGCTTATTGGGTGTGGGTGCCGTTGCTGTAGATTATGCGAAGACGCCTTTCAGCGCGGCGGAGCTTGCATCAGGTACAGGCGAAATGACCTGGGTTGGGGTTGTAAAGGTGCCAACAGGAGACACTATTGCACCGCTTTTCAACTCTGGCACTACGAATCCATATGCGGCCCTGCATCTATCTCCTGGCGGCAATAACATAGCAGGGTTCAAAGTTGATGGTGCTGGCGCAGTGCAAGCTAACTTTCCTTTCGACCCATCGATAAAAGGGAGTTATGCCTTTGCACATGGCCGCTGGACCCCTACATCAATTAAGGCCGGCATCGTTCGGCCAGGTGCGGGCTGGGTTGGTTCGGCTGGCTATGCGGAGTTAGCTAGCAATAAAGCGTTTATTAACGCGCTCCCCATCAGAATTCTGGCGGTAGATGGAGAACTGGTCGGTGACCCCGAAATGTCAATTGGCGGCTTTTACACGGGTGCGCTTTCAGACGGTGAACTCGAACTAGTTTACATCGCGTGCAAAAAAGTCATGGCGCTAAAAGGCGTTTCAATTTAGGCGCAACTGCGGAGCCACGACCATGCCAGACTTCCAATCAATCCACACCGACTACGGCCTGCAGCGCATGGCCGCTGCTGAGGCCGCTGGCGAGCCGATCAACATCACTGAAATTGCGGTGGGTGATGGCAACGGCAACCCGGTAGAGATTACCCAGGACCAGACCACCCTGGTGCGCGAGCGCTTCCGCGCGGCGGTCAACCGGGTGTACCGGGATCCGGAGCGTGACAACAAGTACACGGCAGAGCTGGTAATTCCCGCTACTGAGGGCGGCTTTACCCTGCGCGAGATCGGGCTGTTTGATGACCAGGGCGGGCTGTTCGTGGTTGGCAACCTGCCGGAGACCTACAAGCCCGTCGCCGCTGAGGGCGCCTTTGCCGATACCATCGTGCGGTTCGAGTTTCTGGTCACCAACGCCACGGTAGTCACGCTGCAGATTGACCCCAACGTCGCCGTAGCATCGCAAAGCTGGATCATCAACAACATCACCATGGCCGCCCTGCTGCCTGGCGGCACCACCGGCCAGGTTGCGAAGAAGGCCAGCAACGCCGACGGCGACATAATCTGGAGCGATCCGGGCGAGTTCAACATCACCGTGGATACGCTCGAAGAGATCCAAACACTGGCCGCAGGCCAAACCCAGATTGACCTGGCCGTATGCACCACACGCGGGCTGGCCGTGTACATCGAGGGCGTGCGCATCAACATGGGTGCAGGCCTGGCCGAGTGGGCCGTTAACCCTGCTGATGAAGACACCTCCCTGATCCTGGGCAAGTCCTGGCCGGCTGGCAGCAAAGTGCTGTTGGTGCAGAACAACCCAGCAGGCTCTGCCGCTCCCCCGCTGGAGCGTGACAAGAACCTGGCCGACGTGCCAGACAAGGCTGCAGGCCGTAATCACCTGGGCGTGTACAGCAAAGCGGAATCAGATCTGCTGTGCCCGCCCGGCACGCTCGCCTACTGGCCCGGCACCACAGCGCCCAGCGGCTGGCTCAAGCGCAACGGCGCCGCTGTGAGCCGTGTGGCCTATGCGCGGTTGTTTGCTGTACTGGGCACGCGGTTTGGCGCCGGTGACGGTTTCAACACCTTCAATCTGCCGGATGATCGGGGCGAGTTTATCCGGGGACTGGATGACGGCCGAGGGGTAGACACCGGCCGCGTGCTGGGCAGCTGGCAGGCCGACGAGTTCAAGAGCCACGCCCACCCATTCAGCGCCGCCCAGGCCATTGGTGGCTACACCGACAACGGCGGTGCTCCCGATCAGCGCGTGATGGTATCGGAAACCGATACCGGCAACGCCGGCGGCGCAGAGACCAGGCCCCGCAACCGCGCCTATCTCGCCATCATCAAGTTCTGAGGCCTGCACATGACCAAAACCGTCTACCAAACCAACCGCGCCGGCCTGCTACTGGGGCCTGTTGAGGCCGACGAATCCCCGTTGGAACCCGGCGTCTACCTGCTGCCCGCCGGCGCGGTAGAAACCCCGCCGCCGGATGAATGGCCGGACGACAAGTGGCCGCGCTGGACCGGTGCCGCCTGGGCCCTGGTCAACCGCCCGCAGCAGACCGAGCAACCCAGCCCCGCCGCCAAACTGGCCGCCTTTCTGGCGGATAACCCGGACGTGCAAGCCCTGATCGAGGAGCAACAGCAATGACCAAGGTTCTGGAAATGTGGGAGCACATGCCCGGCGTTGAAGTGGTCTATGCCGTCAGCGCCACCCCGCCAGACGGCTGGCTGCTGTGCGACGGCTCAGCACTGGCCGCCGGCATTGCCGACAACCTGCGCGACCTGCTGATCGCTAACGGCAACCCCTTTGGCGTGTCCGGTGCCGATCCGCTGCTGCCAGATCGCAGCGGCGAATCGCTGCCCTACATCATCAAAGCCTGATAGCATCGAGCAGGCTTAGGTCGAAGTAAGCACCCCCGTTTCGGCGGGGTTCTTCGCCCGCCGTGTAACGCCCCCCGCACCACCGCCGCTAACTGGCTCCCCTCTCGCCCGCGCGTCACCCTCAAGGCTCACAGGTCAACGTACTGCAGGAGCCACCCATGCCAGCCGCTTATCATCACGGCGTGCGCGTCGTCGAGATTAACGAGGGCGTTCGCCCCATTCGCACCGTCAGCACAGCAGTGCTTGGCCTGGTGTGCACTGCCGACGACGCCGACGCCACCCTCTTTCCGCTCAACAAGCCCGTACTGCTGACCGACGTGCTCAGCGCCGTCGGTAGCGCCGGTACCGAGGGCACGTTGGCCATTGCCCTCAAGGCCATTGCCGCCAACGCCAGCCCCGTCACCGTGGTGGTGCGCGTGGCTGAGGGCGCAGACGAGGCAGAAACCAACAGCAACGTCATCGGCACGGTCACCGCTGGCGGCGAGTTCACCGGCCTCAAGGCGCTGCTGGCTGCCAAAACCCTGCTGGGCGTTACCCCGCGCATTATCGGCGCACCGGGGCTGGATACCCTGCCGGTAGCAACCGAGCTGGTCAGCGTTGCCCAGCAGCTGCGCGCCATGGCCTACGCCAGTTGCTCTGGCTGCGAAACCAAAGAAGAAGCGGTGACCTACCGCGAGAATTTCAGCGCGCGCGAGCTGATGCTAATCTGGCCGGACTTCACCGGCTGGGATACCGACACCAACGCCGAGGTCACCATTCCGGCGGTTGCGCTCGCCCTGGGCCTGCGCGCCAAAATCGACCAGCAAACCGGCTGGCACAAAACCCTGTCCAACGTCGGTGTTAACGGCGTTACCGGCATCAGTAAACCGGTCTACTGGGATCTGCAAAACCCGGCCACCGATGCCGGCTACCTCAACGAAAACGACATCACCACTCTGGTGCGCGCTGACGGCTTCCGCTTCTGGGGCTCGCGTACCTGCAGCGATGACCCGTTGTTCGCCTTTGAGTCCAGCACCCGCACCGCCCAGGTACTGGCCGACACCATCGCCGAGGCGCACCTCTGGGCCGTCGACAAGCCCATGCACCCCAGCCTGGTGCGCGACATTCTGGAAGGCATCAACGCCAAGTTCCGCGAGCTCAAGGCCGGTGGCTACATCATCGACGCCAACGCCTGGTACGACGAAGCCGCCAACAGCGCCGCCACTCTCAAGGATGGCCAGCTGCTGATCGACTACGACTACACGCCGGTACCGCCGCTGGAAAACCTCACGCTGCGCCAGCGCATCACTGACCGCTACCTGGCCGACTTTGCCAGCCGCATCAACGCCTGATCACCCAGCCCCGGCCGCACCGGGGCTAACTACTGGAGAGCGCCCCCATGGCCATGCCGCGCAAGCTCAAGAACTTCAACATCTTCAACGATGCCAACAGCTACCAGGGCATCGCCAAAAACATCACCCTGCCCACCTTGGCCCGCAAAATGGAGGCCTACCGGGGCGGCGGCATGAACGGCCCGGTCAAGGCCGATATGGGCCTGTCCGACGACGGCATTCAGGTGGAATGGACCCTCGGCGGCTGGGACTTGCTCGCCATTCGCCAGTGGGGCGCCACCAGCGCCAGTGCCGTGGCCCTGCGCTTCACCGGTGCCGTGCAGCAAGACGACACCGGCGCCACCCAGGCGGTTGAGGTGGTCATGCGCGGCCGGCATGAAGAGATCGACTTTGGCAGCGCCGAGCCGGGTGGCGATACCGAGCACAGCATCACCACCACCTGCACCTACTACAAGCTGAGTGTGGACGGTGAGGTACTGGTCGAGATCGACATTCTCAACATGGTCGAGATCGTCAACGGTGAAGACATTCTGGCAGACCAGCGCTCCGCCCTCGGCATCTAACCCTTGAGCCACAACAACACACCCCCGGCGCGCATGCCGGGGCCGCTCTCAACAAAGGAACGCACCATGGAAACCCCAGAACAACCCAAGGCCGAGGCGCAAGCCCAGCCCGCCAATAGCCAACTGATCGAGCTGGACGAGCCCATCAAGCGCGGCACTACCGAAATCACCGAAGTGACCCTGCGCAAGCCCGTGTCCGGCGAGCTACGCGGCGTCAGCCTCATGGAGCTGGCCAACATGGACGTGCTGGCCCTGCGCAAAGTGCTGCCGCGTATCAGCAGCCCATCACTGACCGACGTCGAAGTAGGCCGCATGGACCCAGCAGACCTGATGCAATGCGGGGTCGCCGTGGCCAGTTTTTTGCTGACGAAGAAAGCACGGCAGGCCTCCCTCGAAGCGTAGAAGAAGCCATGGGCGATATCGCCCTGGTGTATCACTGGGGGCCGAGCGAGATGGACCGCCTCGGCCTGCCAGAGCTGATGGACTGGCGCAACCGCGCAATCAAGCAATGGAACCAGGTGCATGGCGCAAAAGCTGAAACTTGAGGTCGTGCTGCAAGCGCTCGACCGCGCAACCAAGCCGATCCGCGCCATCACCCAGGGCAGCGTCGGGCTGGGGCGCGAGCTCAAGACCACCCGCGACCAGCTCAAGCAGCTGCAGCGCCAACAGGGCGACATCAGCAGCTGGCGCACCCTGAACAACGCCACCAAGCAAACCACCCAGGCCATCAGCGCCAACCGCGACCGCGTGCGCGAGCTGTCGCGCCAGATGGCGCAAACCAGCACGCCCACCCGTGCACTGAGTAACGATTTTCGCCGCGCCGTGCGCGAAGCCCACGCCCTGAAGCAAAAGCACCAGGAGCAGCAACGGCAGCTGCAGGGCCTGCGCGGCAAGCTGAATGAAGCCGGCATCAGCACCCGCAACCTGGGCGAGCACGAGCGCACGCTGCGCCAACGCATCGACAGCACCAACAACCAGCTGCAGGAGCAAGAGCGCAGGCTTAAAGCCGTCACGGCCCAGCAGCAGCGCCTGGCGCGAGCTAAACAGCAGTACCAACGCACCCAGGCGATGACCGGTGCCATGGCCGGTACCGGGGCCGCTGGCCTGGCTACCGGCAGCGCCATGCTGTACAGCGGGGCACGGCTGTTGGCGCCGGGTATTGAGTTTGATTCAGATGTCAGTCGGGTGCAGGCATTGGCCCGGCTGGAACGCGACAGCGCCGAGCTGGCAGCGCTGCGAGCCCAGGCACGTGCGCTGGGGGCTGCTACCCAGTTCAGTGCTAACGAGGCTGCACAGGGCCAAGGCTTTCTGGCCATGGCTGGTTTCTCCCCCCAGGCCATCATGGATGCGATGCCGGCGATGCTTGATGCCGCCAAAGCCGGCAACGTGGAGCTGGCCACCACGGCGGATATCGCGTCTAACATCCTCACCGGTTTCAACCTGCAAGCCCGCGACATGACGCGCGTAAGCGACGTGCTGACCGCCGCGTTCACCCGCTCCAACACCTCGCTGGAAATGCTCGGCGAAACCATGAAGTACGCCGCCCCCAACGCTGCGGCCTACGGGCAAGACATCGAGATCATGGCAGCAGCAGCCGGCAAGCTGGGCGACGCCGGCATTCAGGGCGGCATGGCCGGTACCGCGCTGCGCGCCATTCTCAGCCGCTTGGCCGCGCCCCCCAGGATGGCGGCAGACGCCATTGCCGAACTAGGGCTGCAGGTAGCAGACGCCGAGGGCAACATGCGCCCCCTGCCCGACCTGCTCAAAGAGATCCACGACCGCACCGCCGCACTGGGCTCTACAGAGCGGGGCGCCATTCTCAAGGCCATTGCCGGCGAAGAGGCAGGCAGCGCGCTCACCGTGCTCACACAGCAGGCCGGCAACGGTGGCCTGCAGACGCTGATCGGTCAGCTGCGCACCGCCCAGGGCGAAGCCGCACGCACTGCCCAGGTAATGGGCGACAACCTCGGCGGCGATATCGCCGCGTTGAAAAGCGTCTGGGCAGACCTGGGTATCCAGATGCAGGACACCGCCAACAGCGACCTGCGCGGCATGATTCAGGCCCTGGCTGATATGGTGCGTGGCATTCGCCAGTGGATGGTCGAGAACCCGCTATTGGCCCGCGCGCTGATCAAAATCGCCATTGGCCTGGCAGCGCTCATTACGCTGTTTGGCGCACTGACCATTGCCCTGGCTTCCATCCTCGGCCCCTTCGCCATGATCCGCCTGGGCCTGAGCCTGTTTGGCGTCAAAGCCATGGGCCTACTGCCCATTCTCAAGGCAGTGGGCACGGCGTTTATGTGGCTCGGCCGCGCGTTGCTGCTCAACCCCATTGGCCTGGCCATCACACTGTTGGTGACCGCCGGCTGGCTGCTGTACAAAAACTGGGACGGCGTCATCGGCGGGCTGAAAGCCCTGTGGGCAGACCTGGGCAGGGGCGCTAAAGCCATCTGGGCCGAGATCACCACCGCCTTTGACGGCGGCATTCTTGGCGTGGGCCAGCTCATTGCCAACTGGTCACCGCTGGGCATGTTCTACAAGGCCTTTGCCGCCGTGCTCAGCTGGTTTGGCATAGAGCTGCCCGGCAACCTGATTGATGGGCTGATCAGCGGCCTCAACAAGCTCTGGCCCAACCTGCTGGCCAGCCTGTCGCGTCTGACCGACAAGCTCCCGGAGGCCGTCAGGAAGGTGCTCGGCATAAAGAGCCCAAGCCGCGTATTTGCCGAGCTGGGCGGCTTCACCATGCAGGGCCTGGCGCAGGGCATTCAACGCCAGCAGGGCGAGCCACTGGCCGCCGTGGCCGGCGTGTCGCAACGCATGGCCAGCGCCGCCGATGGCATTCGCTTTGACAGCCGCCGCCCCTTGTCGGCCCGCCCGGCCTACGCCGGCAGCACCGGCAGCCGCTACGAGATCCACATTCACGCCGCTGCAGGCATGAACCCGCAAGCCATCGCCCACGCCGTTGCCGCCGAGCTGGACCGCCGCGAGCGCGCCGCCGGCGCACGCGCGCGCAGCAGCCTGTATGACCAGGAGTAACACCAAATGATGATGGCCCTCGGACTCTACGTGTTCAGCCTCACCACCACTGCCTACCAGCAATTCCAGCGGCAAACCAACTGGCGCCACCCCAGCAACCCGCGCGTGGGCGCCCTACCGGCCCGCCAGTTTGTTGGTAAAGGCGAAGACACCATCACCCTAAGCGGGCTGATCGTGCCAGAAATCAGCGGGCAAAAGCTGTCACTGGATGCCCTGCACCTCATGGCAGATAGTGGTAAGGCCTGGCCGCTGGTAGAAGGCACCGGCCGCATCTATGGCCTGTGGATTATCGAAAGCATTCAGGAAACCGGTACCCTGTTCTTTCGCGATGGCGCTCCGCGCCGCATTGAATTCAGCCTCACACTGCAGCGTGTAGATGACAGCCAGATCGAGCTGCTCGGCAGCCTGCTCAGCACCCTCGGTAACATCCTGCGATGATCAACCTCAGCAGCCACCCGGCCCCCGCATATCGTGTCGTCGTCAACGGGCAAGACATCACCAGCAAGATCAGCCCGCGGCTAATCAGCCTCACCCTGACCGACAACAGGGGGCTGGAGGCAGACCAGCTGGACATCACCCTGTCAGACCACGACGGCCAGCTGGCCATACCACCCCGCCGTGCGCAGGTTGATCTGTGGCTCGGCTGGTCAGACACCGGGCTGGTGTACAAAGGCAGCTACGTGGTGGATGAAACCGAGCACAGCGGCACACCGGACACACTCAACATCCGCGCCCGCAGCGCGGACCTGCGCGCCGAGCTCAGCCGCAAGCGCGAGCGCAGCTGGCACAGCGTTACCCTGGGCGACGTGCTGCACACCATCGCCGAGGCCTACAGCCTCAAACCAGTGGTAGACGTGGTGTTGGCCGCGCTACCCCTCGCCCACCAGGACCAGGCCAACGAGTCAGACGCCAACCTGCTCACCCGCCTGGCGCAAGAGCACGACGCCATCGCCACCATAAAGGCCGGGCACTTGCTGGTCACCCCCGTGGGCGCCGCAAAAACCGCCAGCGGCCTACCCCTGCCCCACGTGCAGTTCACCCGCAGCAGCGGCGACAACCACCGCTTTTTGCAAGCAGACCGCGATGCCTACACCGGCGTGCGCGCCCACTACTACCAGCCCAACAGCGCAGAGCGGCTGGAAGCGCTGATCGGCACAGATGACAACGTCAAAACCCTGCGTCACGTCTACGCAGACCAGGCCAGCGCCCTGCAGGCTGTGCGCAGTGAGTGGCGCAGGCTGCAACGCGGCGCCGCCACACTCAGCTACACCCTGGCCCGCGGCCGGGCCGACCTGATGACGGAAATGACCTTTGGCCTCAGCGGCATCAAACCGGAGATCAGCGCGGTGGTGTGGCTGTGCCGGCGGGTAATGCACCAGGTGAATGAAAGCGGCTACACCGTTGCCCTGGAGCTGGAAAACCAGCTGGCAGAAGATGGAGACCTGGCCGCGCTGGTAGAGACGCAATACACCGGGGTAATCGCCTGGTACCGCGACAAAGACGGCAACCAGCAGCCGGTGACAGAAGGGGATCAGACCAGCCCCCTGCGCCTGACTCACTTGTATGCGAGCCAGGCCAGTGCAGAGCGGGCGGTGAAGCGGGAGTGGGAGCGGCTGGAGAAATAGATTTTCGGAATAGCTTCTTGCTATTCAGCTTCTTTGTAAAGATCTTGCAGGGCTTGGTGCGCAGTTTCTTTCTTCTCTTGGATGTCAAGCAGCTCTGACTCTAAGTCGGAGATGCTTTTGAACTCATATAGAGTAAGTCCCAACATAACGACCGATATCAATGCCGCCATTGATGCTGCGGCAAGCAACACCAGTGGGGCTGGGTTACTTCCGTAATAGTTCATGACGCTAGCAGACGCTGCGGCCACAAGCGAGAAGCCTATCCCAGCAATAGACCTTGAAAAAGCAGACTCTCTTCTATCCTTTAGATTCTCCCTCAACCTTACACCTTGAAGATACGGCAGCTTAATACTACCTCTGATATCTTCCGACTTTTTATAAATGGATAGATTTATCGTTTGTATAATACCTGTTAATGCTGAGATGTAAAAAAACAACCTAAAGGAAGATTCGCCACTTATACATAGCCCCGCCAAACGCGCACCGTAATATGCCGCCAGCAAAGCAACGGAATAGAACAACAACCTATGCAATATCCCAGTTCTCATCACGCTTTTGGATCAATCCTATTTTGCTGGATAAGTTCCGCCAACCATTCCTCCATTTTAGCCCACATATCAGATTTCTGCACAATGCCATCGTCACTGCTTTTAACAGAAATAGAGCGCTTAAGCTTTATCTCGTCTTTTGTGATTTTCCCGGACCTTGTTATCACCGTATAATCCAGCTCATCATCAATATGACGAAGTGAGTTACTAATCCCATCCATAAAAGCAGTAGTGTCACTCTTATCGTCGCGAGTCCAGCTTAGTTTTACGGAAACATTCAGTTCCCCACTACCTACGATATCTGAAGCCTTGAGGCGTCCAGGCAGCTTAAAATCATCAGGAAACAGCTTCTTGATGATATCCCAGCCAACTGCAGAAGGCCTGTAATATGTCACTTCTTTATCTCCGCGCTTAATCACTGGATTAAGAGCTACAGGAGCATTAAACTCAATTGCTTTCGCTGTCGTTATCTGCGCATTATTGTCAAGCGGCGGATGATCTGAAAGAGTAAAAAATTGACCATCTTTAAAAATGCCTGCCTCTTGTAGCAGCCAATTCAAGTAGTCCTCTAACTGCTGAGACCGAAGAGATGAGGACTGGCTTATTATCACGGAGTTTCCATATGCAGCAAAGTACAGAATATTGTGCAGAAACTCCGACTGTTTGTCCGGTGGCGCGAGACTTGAAATCTCCAAAGTCTCCGCCCCCAAATCAATCTTGGTGAACGGTTGCTTATGACCTGCGGTATAGTCGATAAGTTCCGCCACCCTCATGCCTTTGTGCGGCCCGTGATAATTGATTAGCGTAAACTGCTGAGCACCATCGGCTTGCATTCTTCTGCTAACGGCATGCTTCTTTTTCCCGAGAGCCTCAACAAGAAGCTTTTGTAGCGTTCTTGTTTCCTTAGCGTCGTTGAATCTCGCTATCTTATAAATTAGGCTTTTAGTGGTCATGCTAATTCCCTTTCCTGTTTTTGTCTTAGTTCTATGAAAGTAGTGCGGCCTGCCAATGATCCTCACCCACAATTGCGATCGGCACCCCAGCCTCACGCAGTTCCACCGCTTTCATGATCTTCAATCCATAACTACTGTGCCGCCATTGCTCGTTGCCAACGCTACCCACAACCAGGTAGTGCACCTTTTTGCTCACGCCTTTGGCGATCTCGCCGCCTAGGTCCAGCACAATCTGCTGGCACTCTTTGCGGGGGCCAAACGCCATGACGCCGGTAAATACAAAAGACCGGCCAGCGCAGATCAAATCAGGGGCGGGGTCGCAAAGCGGCAAGTCATTGGGGGCAGTAAAGGTGTGTTCGGTAGGTAGGGGCTTCTCAAGGCTAAGCCCGGCAAAGCTATGCAGCATGCCCAGCAGTTCACTCGCCTCTTCAGCGTCCAACACGCTATCTGCAAGCATCAGGTTCAGACGCTGGTACAACAGATTCACCACAGGGTCATCCAAATGCACCAGGTTGGCTTCCAGCCAGTCGCGCAGAAACAGCGCCTCTGACTGGCTCACTACACCATCAGCCACAATCCCGGCAGCGAGCCCGACCAGCGCGTCGGCTGATCGACGGTCCATCCGGGCTTGGTTGAAAAAACGGCTCTTAGCAAATTCGTTGTGCAGATCAGGCACAGCAACCTCCATGTTTTTGGTCGATTAGCGGGGCTACCGCTGAATAGCCTCTCGAACGGTCCAGAGATCAACAGCGTCGTTGCCGACATAGAGCCGGAATTGCACCTGGGTGAAACCGGTATCTAGGACACTTATCTGGTACTGGCTGCTGAGCGGTACGCAGAACATATTGTTCAGCAGGTAGTCCATAGCGCGGGCGTCATCGCTTACCGCCGCCGTAATGAACTGATCGAGGTGCTCTTCGCTCACACAGCCAACATAGCCACCGTCTTTCAGGCTGGCGGCGTGGCCTGATGAGGTGAATGCGACAGCAACCAATACTGCTGCCAGAGTGTTCTTCAGAAACTCCAATGCGTAGCTCTCCCTTGCTTCGGAGCACCACCAAACGGCGGTGCTCTTTCTGGCGCGCTAAGCCGGCAAGCCTAGCAACGCTCTTACCACCCGCAACACATCCTGCTGCGCCTGCTCATCTAGCTGGCGAAATCCCTGTAGCAGCGCCGCTTCCTGTGCGCTCAACGGCAGAGATACGGACGTTTGCGGGTTTTCCTGGTACTCCATATTTCGCTCCTTGTCAGGGTGTCCGGCGCCACCTTGGCACCGACCACACACCCTGCAGGGAGTGTCAAAGCAATGCGCTCGCAGCGCGATGGCTAATTGGCATCATATCCCGCTGATGTCTCCGCCAACGCGCTCACCATGCGCTGTGCAGCCCCTTGGTCAGCGCTGCGCATCTTGCGAAAGTCTTCAACCAACCGTGCTTCCGGCTCGCTCAGCGAGCTTTCTGGCGTGGGCGCGCGGATCCCGCTGACCACATACAGCACGTCAACACCCACCAAGCGGGCTGCATCCAGCGCTGTGGCGCCAATCTCGCCCGTACCGGCTTCATAACCAGCCAATGTGCGCTTGGCGACGCCGATTTTTTCGGCAAATTCACCCTGCGTCAGGCCTACCCGCTGCCGCTCTTCTTGCAGGCGGGCGCCTATCTGCGCTCTCGAATGATGCAAATATTTTCATCCCTACTATTGACTGATGCAGATTCGTGCATCATCCTTGCGCTGTCATCACATGAAATTGCACGAATTTACACTATGCCCAACGCCTACCCCACAGAGCAAGCCCGCAAAGCCGCCCGCGCAAGGCTCATCGCCCAAGGTCTTTCATCGAAAGAGTGGGCAGAGCTGCACGGCTTTAAACCATCCACCGTGTACGCGGTGCTCAACGGCCAGCAGAAGTGCCTGCGCGGTGACGCGCATCGTGCCGCCGTGCTGTTGGGTATCAAACGGGGCACGGTAAAACCCTACCCCGCCGCCCTAGCAGAGGGGTAACAGAAGATGAACCGCGAGATTCTTGAAACCCGCCGCCAGGTTGTCAGCGCTGTTATCCGTGCCTACCCCGGTGGCCGTGAGGGCGCTGCAGGCCTGCTGGGCCTAACCCTCAAGCAGTTCGACAACCACGCCTACGAGAACAACGGCCACCGGCCGCTGGACGACAGCCAGATCATCCAGCTTGAGGCAGTGACCAAAACCACCTACCTGGCTGAATACATCTGTCAGCAGTACGCAGGCTTTTACGTGCCCATGCCTGCCGCCGAGCTGCTGGACAACATCGAGCTGCACCAACGCGGCTTGCGAACCTCCAGCAAGCGGGGGCTGGTTGACCAGTACATTGCCAAAGCACTGGACGACGGCGAGATCAGCAGCGCAGAAAAGCGCGAGATCCTCGCGTTGCACGCCAAGCACCTGTCAGAGCGGCACGGCCAAGTGCTGGCCACCATAACGCTGCACAGCCGGGGGAAACCATGACTGCCCCTAACCACGGCGGCTATCGCTGCCTGTGCCCGGCCTGCGGTGAGCCGATGTTTATCCGCAAGTCGGAGAAGCAAACGCCCACCTTCCAGACCATGTATGGCCGCTGCAACAACCTGGTGTGTGGGGCCAGCTATGTGGGCTCGCTGACGTGGGATTACACCCTGTCGCCCTCTGGCCTGCCCAACCCACAGGCGACGCTGCCGCTGTCTCCAGCCAAAGAACGGCTGCAGGCCATGCGCGATCTGGCGCCCAGCGCCAACAAAGACCAGCTCACATTCCTTGAACAGCTCGACCAGGAGGCCACCGCATGAACGCCTTACAGGATTATCAGGACGATATGCAGGCCGCTGCACTGGCCTACATGCAACGGCACGAGGCAGAGCACCTGGGCGCAAGCCAGGCGCTGATCAACCGCGCGGCAGACCACCTGGAGTGCGCCCTCGGCGTAACCCGCCCGCTGGCAGAAAAGCTGGTGCTGCGCGCCTACGGTGAGCTGCATAGCGCAGACCAGCCCTACCGGGTAGACCTTGAGGCAACTAGCGCCCACACCCTTGCCCTGGTGGACACCCGCACCGGTCTGACCCACGCCATACCGGCCGAGCTGATCGCGCGCTATTTGATTGCCACGCCCAAGCGAAAACGGCTAACCGCCGTCAACTGACCCCCAAACACCCCAGCCCTTGCCCGCCTTGCGTGGGTAGGGGGGAGCTGCACCCAGAGCACGGTGAACTACATGCAAAACCTGACGCACCAGCCCCCACAACCGCCACAGGCGCCCCGCTGCGCCGCTACCCTGCGCGAGCATCTGAGCAGCCTGCCGGCGCTGCAACACACCGCCAGCAACCACCCCATGCTGCAGGATTGGCTCCAGCACATGCTGACCGAGGCAGCAGCCCGCAACCAGGTCATGCTGAGCTGGTACGCCTCCCGTGCTGACGGTTACCTGCTGGGCCTGAGCTTTAACAGCAAACGCGGCGTTACCGGTGAGCTGCTGGAGCTGGGCCAGCTGTGCCGCCGCCTGTCAGCGGAGGCCGGCCAGTGAGTGCAGTACGTGAAATGCCGCCAGCCCTGCACCAAACGGTGCTGCACCGCCTGAAAGAGCAATACAACCTGGTGCCAGCCGGCAGCACAGGCTGGCTGCGCAAGGGCATGTGCCCGGAGTGCCACGGCGGCAAAAGCAAAGAGCCGTCGCTCTACGCCCACCACGCAGCGCCCTGGGTGCTTATGTGCGGCCGAGGCTCATGCCGGCACCAGATCCACATCAAGGACGTATTCAGCGACCTCTTCGAGGATGTCAGCCGCAACCACCCGGCCACCCCGGAGAACCCCGCCGCCAGCGCAGATGCCTACCTGAGCTTTAACCGCGGCTTTGACCTGCAGCAGATCCGCGGCTGGTACACCCAGGAGAACTACTGGGACCAAACTCTGGACATCGGCAGCGCCACCGTGCGGTTCACCATGCCCGATGGCGGCTACTGGGAGCGGCTGATCGACCGGCCCAGCCGGTTTGGCAGCAAGAAAGCCCGCTTCAAACCCGGCTGGAGCTACCGGGGTAAATGCTGGGTGCCGCCCTGCGTGGACCTGCTGGAGGTCAAAGAGCTGTGGATCGTCGAGGGCATATTCGACGCCATCGCCCTGCTACACCACGGTATTGCCGCCGTTTCCATGATGAGCAGCGCGCCCTACCCCGAGGCCTTTCTGCAGGAGCTGGCCACCCAGCGCCTGGCGCAGGAAGGCAAAGACGGCAAAGCCCCCAAGCTGCCCGCCCTGGTGTGGGCGCTGGACAACGAGCCATCGGCCCGCGCCGGCATCCGCAAGTACGGCCCCCGCGCCGCTGAGCTGGGCTATCGCAGCAGCGCGGCGCAGATCCCGCAGCGCGGCCGCAAAGTAGATTGGAATGACCTGCACCAACTGCGCTGGGCCAACATCGATGACGAGGCCAAGCGTAAGGAGCGCATTGATAAAGACCTGCGTGAGGCACGCCACTACGGCGATCTGCTGCTGGCTGAAAGCGCCAGTGACTACGCCATGCTCATGTACACCTGGCACGAGCGTCAGGAGTTCCCCTTTGTCTACGAGAACTGCCTCTACTGGTTCAAGCTGGACCTGAACAAGTACAACGCCGCCCGCGAAGCGCTGGACGGCAGCGAGCGGCAAGAAGACCGCCTCATGACCGAGAAGCAAAAGCGCGACAAAGCCCTGCGCCTGGCCGGCGGTGTGGTCGAGCTGGCCAACTGCGCATTTGAGGCCCTGTACTACCAGCGCAACCTGATCACCGATGAGGCCTGGTACTACCTGCGCATCGACTTTCCGCATGACGGCGGCACCGTCAAAGCCACCTTCACCAGCGGCCAGTTGGCCGCTGCGGCCGAGTTCAAAAAGCGCCTGCTTCACGTGGCGACAGGCGCCATGTATACCGGCAGCGGTGGCCAGCTCGATCACCTCATGCGTAAGCAGTTATACGGCCTCAAGGTGGTCGAAACCATCGACTACATGGGCTACAGCAAAGAGCACCAGGCCTATGTGTTTGCGGACGTTGCGGTCAAGGGCGGGCAGGTTTACCACGCCAACGACGAAGACTACTTCGACATGGGCAAAACCCGCCTCAAGACGCTGCAGCGCTCTATCCAGCTGCACATTGAAACCCGCCCCAGCCACTACAACCCAAACTGGCTGCCCAAGCTGTGGCTGTGCTTTGGCGCAAAAGGGGCCATTGTGCTGGCGTTCTGGCTGGGCTCGACGTTGGCCGAGCAGATCCGGGGCGTGCACAAGAGCTTCCCGTTTCTGGAGTTCACCGGCGAGCCCGGCGCGGGCAAGTCCACGCTGATCAACTTCATCTGGAAAATGTTCGGCCGGGCCGACGACGAAGGCAAAGATCCATCCAAGGGCACCCAGTCAGGCCGCCGGCGGTGGATGGGGCAAGTGTCCAACCAACCCGTGGTGCTGCTGGAGGCCGACCGCAACGACCCCAGCGCCGCCGCCGGCGGACGCCCCAAAAAAGCCTACGACTGGGACGAGCTCAAACCGCTGTACAACGGCGGCAGCCTGGGCGTGACCGGTGTAAAGACCGCCGGCAACGAAACCTACGAGCCACCCTTTCGCGGCAGCATCGTCATCAGCCAGAACGCGGCCGTAAGCGCGCATGAGGCAATTTTGACCCGTCTGGTCAAAGTGATACTGATGCGCGCGGAAACAACGCCAGAGAGCCGCGTTGCCATCGCAGAGCTGGAACAAATGCAGGTAGAGCAGCTGAGCCACTTCATGGTCAAGGTAATGACCCAAGAGGCCGGGCTGATGGAATGCTTTCTCAAGGCGTTCAAGGGCCACGAAACCACCCTGCGCGGCGTTAAAGAGATCCGCGTGGAGCGCATCATCAAAAACCACGCGCAGATGATGGCCCTGATCGACTGCCTGGCCATGGTCTGCCCCCTCACTCAGCAGCAGGTCAACGAGTGCCGCGCGGAGCTGGTGAGCATGGCCATCGAGCGCCAGTTTGCCATCAGCGCAGATCACCCGGGCGTGGCGCAGTTCTGGGAGGTGTACGACTACCTGGAGGCCGAGCGCGACGACGGCGTAGTCAACCACAGCCGCGACCCAAACCTCATTGCCATCCACATCAACGACTTTGTGCGCCTAGCGGCCGAGCACCGCCAGGAGCTACCCAGCGCGAGCGACCTACGCACCTGGCTGCCCGACAGCAGCAGCCGCAAGTACCTGGGCCAACGCGCAGTAAACAGCCGGATCCGCGAGCGGCAAAACCAGCAACGCGGCTTCGACAACCTCAAGCCCATCACCGTCCGGTGCTGGGTGTTTGAGAACCCCAACCGGCGCGGCAACGCCGAAACCAACTGAAAGGAAAGCACCATGCAAGGCAAACCGTACATCGGCTTTTTTCACGACTTCACCATCACGGACTTGCGCAAGCCCTATTGGGCGTCAGGCCCAGCCAACGGCAAGTACGTGCTGGGTGCCGTGTTGCCCACCCGCGACGGGCGGCGCACGGGCAATGCAAAGATCATGGCCATCTGCGGCGTGGACTACGCCGACGGCACGCCCAGCCAAACCAACTACCTGGTGAAAACCGACGGGGGCAATTCGCGCTGGCTCAGTGGCGCAGAGCTGGAAGAGCTGTTCTATCCGCCAGAGTGGGTGGCCTACATCGCCAAACGCCAAACCCATGACGATGACCTGCGGGCGGCACTGTTCAGCGGCCTGTTCGGGAAGCCCCTGCAATGAGCCACCGCACCCAAGATATCGCCACCCTGACCGGCAGCGCCGTACTGATCTGCCTGGGCCTGGCCGTGGCCCACTTCTTCCCTGACGCGCTCATGGCCCTGGCGCACCAGTAACACACCGCCGGCGCGGCAACGCCGGCACCCCCAAGGAGAGCACCATGCAAGCAACTGCAACCTACACAAACCAGCTCGACCAGCAGCGCACAGCAGAACACCTGTACAAAAAACTGCAGGCCATGCAGCGCCAACGCCAGGCCGTGCAGGCATCCGGCCTGCCAGCCCTGCGCCGGCTGGTCACCATAGCCCAACGCAGCAGCGGCCAAAGCGCCGTGGTCGCCCGCTTTCTGCTGGGGCTGTACAACGGCCCGGAGCACCCCTTCCCCCTCACCGACCTGCGCGCCCTGGACGAAGAGATCCACAGCGACTGCATGGCCGTGCTGATGATGGACTGGGCACCCGAGCAAGAGGTGCATGAGCTGATCGAGGGCGGGCACCACATCTTCCAGAGCCTGGTGGCGCGCTGGGGTTAACGCCCACCCACAAAAAAGCCCCGGTGAGCGGCAACTCAGCGGGGCTAACCACAGAAAGGAGAGCACCATGCAAGCAACTCAACCCAACAGCGGTACCGAGCAGGCTACCACTGACGGCAACATCAAGCGATACAAGGTTAGCGAGACGTTCGGCGAGTTCGAGGTCAGGCTCGAAGTAGACCACAGCATCCTGACGCCCGCTCGCGCCAAGGAGATAAATGAATTTTGGGGAAGCCCGGAAGATCGGATTGCCGCAGAGAAAGGCGACGAGGTCAAAGCCGTCATCCGCTTGGCCGGCTCACGTGCAGCCGCAATGATCATCAGCGACGGCTGGGGCGGCGCCAGCTTTGGCTCTGGCAGGCCCGAGGCCGGCGAAATCTGGTCAAAGCAATTCCGTGCCCAGGAAGGCTGGGGCGGAGAGGAAGACACCCCATTTGGCTGGTGCGGGATCCGCATTATAGCCGCTGACGTAGAAATGCCCGGCTTCGATGATTTCGAGTTGAAGGAGGTGGCCCGTGGATAAAACTGATAGCAGCGATCTGGAACTGTACGAACACCTCCCCGAATGGGCCACCGGCCATGCTAAAGGCGAGTACGTTCTCGGAGCGCACCTACCAACCCGCGACGGTAGACGCTGTGGCAATGCCCACATCATCGCAACAGAGAAAGCCAGATGGGATGAAGCCAAAACCGTCTACGTCTGCCTGACTGATGCTGGCCGAGTGATGCGGCTCACTAAAAGCGAACTGGAAGATTCTTTTTATCCCCCGGAGTGGATATCCGATATCAACGAGGTCAACCGGAAGTTCAGCCCACACGTGAATCTGTCATCCATCGAAAAAGCCAAGCAGCGACTGCAGGGCTTTCTCCATGCACGCAGCGGACACGACCTCTTCTCCCTGGCAAGCGAAATGGCATTGACCAAAGAAGAGTGGGAGCTGATCAGAACCGACTGCCTCTGGATGCCAGCCAGCATGATCCAGGAGCTGGACGAGCTGTTTGCCAGCTTGGCAGACCCAGAGGCGCCGCTATGAAAGCACTCAGCATTCGCCAGCCATGGGCGTGGCTGATCATCCACGCCGGCAAAGACGTAGAAAACCGCACCTGGTGCACCAACTACCGGGGACGCTTCCTTGTGCATGCAGCCAAGGGCATGACCCAGCGCGAATACCAGGACGCCAAGCAGTTTGCCGCGCTCAACGGCGTGCACAACCTGCCGGAGTTCGACGAGCTGCCGCGCGGCGGCATCGTGGGCAGCGTTGAGCTGGCAGACTCCCTTAGCCACTCCGATTCCCCGTGGTACACCGGCGACACCGCCCTGGTACTGCGCAATCCGCAGCCGCTACCGTTCACGCCCTGCCCTGGCCGGCTGGGTTTCTTTGAGATTGAGGGGGTGGCCCATGGGTAAGTATCAAGCCAGAACATGGACTGACGCCGAAGTAGACCAGGTGCGCCGCCGCTACCCCAACGAGCGGGCAAAGGACATCGCTGCTGACCTTGGCCGCCCGCTGCAGCACGTTTACAGCCTGGCCAGCCGCCTTGGGCTGTCCAAGTCTGAGGCGTTCAAGGCAAGCGACCTGTCCGGCCGGTTGAATGGCACACAGGGCGAAGCCGGTCGATTCGCCCCGGGGCGAAAGCCATGGAACCAGGGCAAAAAGGGTATGACCGTCGGCGGTCGCGCCAAAGAAACGCAGTTCAAGCCCGGCCACAAGCCGCACACCTGGCAACCGGTTGGCGCCGAGCGCATCACCCAAGATGGTTACCTGGAACGCAAAGTGACGGACACCGGCTGCACTCGGCGCGATTACCAGGCCGTGCACCGCCTGGTCTGGATCGAGCACCACGGGGAGATACCCGCCGGCCACGTCGTCGTATTCAAAGACGCCCTGCCCAAGCACGAAAACATCACCATCGATCGGCTGGAGTTGATCACCCGCGCCGAGCTGGCCAGCCGCAACACCATTCACCGCTACCCGCCCGACGTTAAACAGGTCATCCGCCTGCAACGCAAGCTGGAGCGCAAAGTTAGGGAGCTGGCAGATGAAGAATAAGATGCAAGACCTCAGAAACCACCTGTTCGCCCAGCTGGAGAGCCTGTCCGACCCGGAAGCCAAGGTGGACCTGGAGCGCGTAAAAGCCATGACCGAGATCAGCAAGGTGCTGGTGGACTCCGCCAAGGTAGAAGTCCAGTTCATAAACGCCGCCGGCGGAAAGCACAGCACCGGCTTTATTGAGTCCAAGCCGGAGCTGCCTGCGCCAGGAAAAGGCATTGGCCGTGAGCACTGACAAGGTAAGCCGCCAGCTACTCGAAACCGAGGCACGCGACTGGCTGCGCCGGGGCTACACCAACAGCCAGCGCGTGGCCGAGCTGCAGGAGCTGATCGCCAGCAAGCGCGGAAACGCCGCTGCAAAGCGCCTGCTGGAAGAAATGCGCCGGCAGTGGACGCGCCGGGCCGAGTGGATGCAATAAGAATTCGGCAGTGCAGTTTCTCGGCCCCTGCGGGGGCCGTTTTTTTGCCAGGCAGTTATTCTGGCGACGATTCATAAGAGCGTGGGGACGCTATGGCAGACGGTGTAGAGGTGCGCGGTAACCGCGTGCGCGTGTATTTCAGATATCAGGGTGAGCTGTGCCGCGAGTCGGTGAGTGGCGATGCAACACCCGCCAACATTGCCAACGCTCAACGGCTGGCCGGCACCATCAATTACGAAATTCAACAGGGCACCTTCGACTATGCCCGGCACTTCCCCAATTCACCCAAGGTGAAAACCAGCACGCTGGGTTACTACCTGGACCTGCTGCTCGACATCAAGCGCAATGAAATGTCCGCATCGGGCTACAGGGGGCACGCCAGCAAGGTCAGAAACCACATCAGGCCCAAGTGGGGCGACCGGCAGGCCGAGAGCATCGAGCACATCGAGGTAACCGCCTGGGTGCAGCAGGAGCTGATGGCAAAGCTGCATAACAAGACCATCCGCGACATCGTCAACATCATGCACCAGACCTACACGCTCTACCGCTCGCGCAACAGGTCGGCACACGACCCAACCACCGGCATCACCATCAAGCTGCCAGATACCGAAGAGGTGGACCCGTTCAACCGCGAAGAGATCGAGAAGATCCTCACCCCAGACCCTGACCTGCAGCAGGAGATCAACCTAGCCCAGTTCATGCTGTGGAGCGGCCCCCGCGTGTCTGAGGCCATTTCATTGGCGTGGGAAGACGTGATCGATCTGGAGGCCGGCATCGTCCGGTTCCGTCGCGCGCAGGTGCGTGGACACTACAAGGTGACCAAAACCCGGCGCTCAAACCGCGAGCTCAAGCTGCTCAAACCAGCCCACGACGCCCTGCTCGCCCAGTTCAAGTTGACGGGGCACCTACCGCCCGTTGAGGTGGCCGTCACCGAACGGGACAACCGCACCGTGCGCAAAAGCCGGCTGCGGTTTGTGTTCCACAAAACAACCACGCAAGCGGCCTGGACCAGCTCAGACGTGCTACTGAAAAATTGGTGGGTGGGTCATCTGGAGAAACATGGCGTGCGGTACCGCAGCCCAAAAAACTGCCGGCACACCTTCGCCAGCCAGGTACTGAGCACCGGCGTTGCACCGGTGGAATGGATCGCCGAATACATGGGCCACACTACCACCGCGATGATCCACCGCCACTACGGCACCTGGATACCACGGCGAGCGCACGACCAACTCGACATAATCGCCGCAGCCCTGCAGCTGTAAAACACAAACGCGAAAGCCGCCCATAGAGGCGGCTTTTTCGTGCCTGTCATTCCCAAAGTGTTCCCAAAACGATCCCCTTTAGAGGGGTACTTCTTGCGTTCACCAATGAAAACAACAGCTTATATGGTGCGGACGGGGAGACTCGAACTCCCACACCTCGCGGCGCCAGAACCTAAATCTGGTGTGTCTACCAATTTCACCACGTCCGCATTCGGAGCTTGAAACAAAAACGCCAGGCTGGGCCTGGCATTTTTTACAGAATAGTGGGGTGGACGATGGGGATCGAACCCACGACAACAGGAGTCACAATCCTGTGCTCTACCAACTGAGCTACGCCCACCACTACATGCTTCTCGACCACACAGCCTTGCCAAATGGCACGCCCGGCAGGACTCGAACCTGCGACCATCCGCTTAGAAGGCGGATGCTCTATCCAGCTGAGCTACGGGCGCCCTCTGCATACCCCGCCCTTGCGGGTGGTGTATCCGATCACCTTGTGACGTGTAATCGGTGCTGCCTGGTCGCCTTCCAAACCGGTATCGCTGTGTTTGTGAAGCGGGGCGAATAATACTGAGCACGCCCGCCCACGTCAACGCCACATTCAAAAAAATTTAATCACAAGAGCAAGTTAAGCATCTCATNGGCTAAAACGCCGATAGCCCGCCGCCCGGATGCGGTTTTCCGACAACCTGCCCCGCATGCCCTTTTTCCGCGGGGGCCGGCGTGCCACAATAGCGCCACTTTTTTCTGCGTCAGGAACCCCATGAACGCCAAACTCATCGATGGCAAGCAAATTGCCGCCAACCTCCGCAAGGACATCGCCAGCAAAGTCACCGAACGCAAGAATAACGGCCTGCGCCTGCCGGGCCTGGCAGTGATTCTGGTCGGCAGCGACCCTGCCTCCCAGGTGTATGTCTCGCACAAGCGCAAGGATTGCGAAGAAGTCGGGTTCCTGTCCCGCTCGCATGACCTGCCGGCCACNACCAGCCAGCAGGAGCTGCTCGATCTGATCGACAGCCTCAACGANGATGCCGANATCGACGGNATNCTGGTNCAACTGCCGCTGCCGGCGCACCTGGACGCCTCCCAGCTGCTGGAGCGCATCCGNCCTGACAAAGACGTTGACGGCTTCCACCCCTACAACATTGGTCGCCTGGCCCAGCGCATGCCGCTGCTGCGCCCCTGCACGCCGATGGGTATCGTCCGCCTGCTCAACAGCACCGGCGTTGACCTCTACGGNCTGGACGCCACCGTTGTTGGCGCGTCCAACATCGTGGGCCGCCCGATGGCGCTGGAGCTGCTGCTGGCTGGCTGCACCACTACNGTNACNCACCGCTTCACCAAGAGCCTGGAAGANCACGTNCGCCGCTCCGATCTGGTTGTGGTTGCCGCNGGNAAACCGGGCCTGGTCAANGGCGAGTGGATCAAGCCNGGCGCCATCGTCATCGACGTGGGCATCAACCGCATGGAAGACGGCCGCCTGGTTGGCGATGTGGAGTTTGGCCCNGCTGCCGAGCGCGCCAGCTGGATCACCCCGGTGCCCGGCGGNGTTGGCCCGATGACCCGCGCCTGCCTGCTGGAAAACACCCTGCACGCCTGCGAGCACNTGCACAAATAA